AACGCCGCGCGCGGGTGATCGAACACATCATCTGGGGCATGGAGCCGGATGTGAAGGTGAACGAAAACGATTTTGAGGACACGATTTACGATGTGCTCGATGCGCTCGGCAAATCCATCGCCGTCCTGGAATTGGATTTTCCGGCCGAGCCGGTGCAGGTGGATCTGGGTGAAGGTGTGGAAACTGTCTGGCCCTTGCGCGCCACGCGCTGGGTGCATCCGCGTTATTACGGCTATCCCGCCGGCGCAGACCAGGAAGACCGGCTGCAATTGAACGCGCGCGAGGTCTCGGCCGCCAACCAGGATTTTCAAGACGGCGGCGAGTGGATGGATTTTCCGCCGGATAAATTCATCGTCTCGATCATCAAACAAAAGAGCGGCCATCCGATCAACAGCGGCCTGCTCCGGATGCTGGGCCTGTTGTGGGCCGCCAGCAACTTCGCCTGGCCGTGGTTCATCAACTTCGCGCAGATCTTCGGCCAGCCGATCCGCTGGGCCAATTACGATCCGAATGTGCCGGGCCTGCTCGAGAAGGTTTTGGACATGCTGGATAACATGGGCAGCTCCGCGCGCGCGGCGTTCCCCACCGGCACCACGCTGCAGATCCTCGAGGCCGTGAAAGGCGGCGGCGCGGAGAATCCGCAGAAAGCGTTGCTCGATGCCGCTGACATCGTGTGCGACATCCTCATCCTCGGCCAGACGTTGACCACCTCGCAAGGCTCACGCGGATCGCAGGCGCTCGGTAACGTGCATAAAGATGTGCGCGATGAAAAGGTGATGGCCTGCGCCAAACGCGCCGCGAAGATCCTCAATGCGCAACTCATCAAACCGCTCTGCCGGCTGAACTTTGGCGATGATAAACTGTGCCCTTACTTCCAGCCCTCTTCGGTGGAGAGCAAAGATGAAGGCGCGGTGGCCACCAAATACAAAACGCTGTTGAGCATTCCCGGCGTGGAGATCAGCAAGCAACAGTTCTACGACGAAAACAATCTGGTGGTTCCGGAAGCCGGTGACGATGTGCTCGTGGGCCAGGCGGTCGGCGGCTTCGGTGATCCAGCCGGCGGCGGCGCTGGTGGCGATAGCCAGGACAATCCTTCCGCGCAAGGCCGCCGCGCCCGGTGCGATCACCGGCACACGGCGCAGGCGAGTGACGCCACCAGCAAAGTCATCGATGCCGCGCTCGAGGATCTCACCGGTGTGGAAGCAAAATGGCTCGGCGGTGCCCGGTCGTTTTTTGAGGACCTGATCGCGAAGGCCAAAGATGGCTCCGTGAGTGACGCGGAATTTGTGGCCACGATCGAGAAGGCCCGCCGCGCTATTCCGCACCTGTTTGACAAGTTGAAACCGGACGCGTTGCAGACCGCGCTGGAAAACGCGATGAGCGCCGGCCTGGTCAATGGCGTCGCGCGCGGGTTCATGACGCGAAAGGTGGTGGCCAAGTGAGTGACGAGAAGAAAATTTTGCGAGCGGTCCAGCAAAGCGAGGGCGGCAAATGGGCCGATTACGTTTTCTGGTGTCCTGGCTGCAAAGAAGGCCACGGAGTGTGGACAACAAAACAGAATGGCATGGGCGCGATCTGGACCTTCAACGGCAATTTGGAGCGTCCAACCTTCACGCCTTCACTCTTATTGCGCTACACCGTTAATCCTCCCGTTGATCCCGCGACCAATGATTTTAAACGGGGTGCGGATGGAAAATATCTTACGCGCGCGGATGGCAAGCTGCTCGGCTGCCGCGACATGGTTTGCCATTCCTACATCCGCGATGGACAGATCCAATTTCTTTCCGACTGCACCCACGAACTCGCAAACAAAACCGTACCAATGGAAGCGTTCTAAAATTATGAGCAAAGAAAAATCTGAAATCATCGCCGGCCTCGTTGCCGAACGTGAAGCGATCCGGGAGGATGCCGAGAACCGCATGGCCACCCTGCAGGGCGCGATCGATCTCTTGAGCGAAGAGCCAAAACCGCGCCTGGCTAAAACACCCGAAAATGGCGCTACCCCCCCCAGCCAGGTGAGCGTGGACAAAAAGTTGTGGATCTCTGCCGCCAGGTCATCGCCGGTTTTCCGGCCGATAAAGTTTTCGACAAGCGCGAGGTGCGTGATGCCGCCATCGCGTTGTCTCCGGACCATGCCGACAAGATCAAGATGGGAATCTACCCGGCCATGAACCAGTTGAAGAACAACGAAGAGATCAAGCTCGTGCCCGGCGGATACCAGAAAACGGAGAAGCTCCCGAACGCATGATCACGATCCGCCCGGACACCACGGAGTTCCGCCAGAAGTTTCCTGTGCTGATCGCGCAGGCGCGGAACCCGCGTGCGTTGCTCCTGGGCGTGGGCCGCGAAGGTGCCAATTACCTGAAGACGTACTTCCGGCAAAAGGACCAGACGAACGTCAACAAGTTGAATCCCGATCGCCGCGAACATTTCTGGCTGCAGATCTCACGCAGTGTGCAGGCCCCGGTCGTCAATTCCGACACGAGCGTCTCCATCAGCATCAACGATCCGCGCTTTGCGCAAAAAGTTTTTGGCGGCCCCATCGTGGCCAAGCGCGCCCGCAATCTCTCGATCCCGGTGGAGAAGGATGCTTACGGCCGCACGCCGGCGACCTATGAGCAGGAGACCGGTTTCAAATTGTTCCTGGTGCACGGTGCCAACCAGTTGTTGCTCGCCCGCGCGCTGGGAGACGGCCGGGTGCAGATCGAATATCTCCTCACGCCCCGCGTGAACCAGGCTCCGGATCCGACCGCGCTGCCGGATGAACGGTTGCTTGTCGAGAAACTGCTCGCGCGCGGCCAGACCATCGTGGACCAGCAAAACCGGCAAAACTGAAAATGAGATCCATCATCGAACACAATTTTAAATATCACGCGCCCGGCGAAGGCAGCGCGGAGTCGCACCAGAAGATCCGCGAGGCCGCGCTGAACCTGGCGCTGGTCATCGAGCGCGAATTGCCCGTGACCGCCGCGCGCGAAAAAGCCACGGCCATCACCCAGGTGGAATCGGCCATGATGTTCGCCTGCGCGGGCGTCTGCCGGCATCCCCGAAAACCAACCGCTGATAACGCGGAACAAGACACCAGCCATTGATATGAACAACGAAGAAAATTTTGCGTGCGGATTATCCGCCGTGTCCGCGCCGGTCACGATCGGCGAAAACGGCGGCATGGAGACGGATATGCAATGGATGCCTCCGGGTTTCCAAAAACCGTATTGCTTCGTCGCCGGCCAGCCGCGCCAGTTGTCCTTCAACTGCCAGGCCCGCCATGCGGACCTGTTGAACGGCCAGTTGCAAAACCTGATCGCCGAAGCCAAGGCCGGCAACGGTGACATGCCCTACACCGATTACAACCACGAGGACGGCGCGGCCTCCTCCCGGCCGGTGCGGATCTATTGGGGCGGTGAAGATCCCAAAAAAGGCGGCATCCGCCTCGTGACGAAATGGACCGCGACGGCCCGCAACGGTGTGCGTGATGGCGAATGGTCCCGTTTTAGTCCCCGGTGGCAGTTCGATCCCCGGACGGAAGAACCCACCGGTCTGGATACCAATTTGGGCGGCCTGGTCAACCAGGCTGCGTTCAAACAAATCGCGACGGTCGTGGCACGCCACGCCGGCGCGGCAACAAAAACAAACATAGACAACATGACAAAAGAAGAAATCAGTCAGGTCTTTGCTGAGGCGTTGAAGCCTCTCAATGACAAAGTCGCCGCGCTCGAAGCGAAAGCCGGAGCTGCGGCTGATCCCAAGGCCGCCACGACCGCGCAGGCGGCGAATGCCGGCGACATCGGCAAGATCATCGAGACGGCGATGGGCACCGCCCTGAAGCCGATCACCGACAAGATCACGCAGTTCGAGACGGACGCGAAAAACAATCGCACGGCGCAGGCCAAAGCGGCGGTGCAGGTCCATGTTAAACGCGGAGCCATCGCTCCCCAGGACACGGACAGCATCAAGTTCTGGGAAGAGCAGCACATCGCGGATGCCGCCAAGGCGGAGACGCAGATGGGCAAGCTCACGGCCCGCGCCACGAGCGTGCGCCTCACCACCAGCGCAGCCGGCGATACCACGACCGACACGCCGGTGGAGATGAACGATTCCGAGAACCGCGTCTTTGCCCAGGCGAAAAAGATCCAGGGCGACAAAAAGGACATCAACACCGCGCAGGCCCTCGAGGCGTTCCTCCGCACGCCGGAAGGCAACCAGGCTTACGCTGAGATCCTCAGCGGCCGCAGCTCGAAGCGCACGGACCTCGTCCGCGCCTAAACCGACCAGAACCAAAAATCGAAAACCAAAATATGTTACAAGACATCACAGAGTTTCCGAAAGAGTCGTTCCAGGCCAATGTGGCCACCGACCTCGTCGGCAAAGAATATTGGCCTGTGGAGCTGGTGGATGCCGGCACGCAGAAGATCCAGATCCTCACCACCGGCATTCCCCTCGGCGTGCTGTATCAACGCCTGGAAGGTTCGGCTGCGTGGCTGGTCCATACGCGCGGCCCCATCCGCAAGTGCATCGCCGCCTCGGCGATCAATGCGCCGGCTTACGTCAAGATGACCGCCACCGGTTTGGCCGCCGCCTCGAGCGCGGACAAATGCTGCGGCGTGGCCCTCAGCCCCAAGACCATCGCGCAAAACGACATCGTGGCCTTCATGCAGTTCGACTGCGTGATGCCTTAACCATCAATCACCCATCTGATAAATCGAAAATATGGAAACTACAGCTACACTGAATCCGATCCTCACGGTCGTCGCGAACCAGTTCTTTCGCGATCCCCGTGGCTTCGTGGCCGATCTCATCGCTCCCCGTTTCGGGGCCTCGTTGCAGGCCGGTCAATATTACAAGTTCGCCGCCGCCGATCTCGCGCAGGTGCCGAACCTCAAACCCCGCGCGCCGGGCTCGCCCTACCACCGCGTGCAAACCAAAGTGGGCAGCGACAGCTATGCCTGCGAGAATTACGGGCTGGAAGCGGCCGCTCCGGATGAAGAGCGCAAAAAATACGCGAGCTACTTCGACCTGGACAAGGTGAAGGTCAATCGCATCGTGGACACGATCCGCGTGAACCGTGAGTTGCGCGTCATGACGCTCGTCAATGCCGCCACCTCCGCGAACATCGCCATCCCCTGGAACGATCCCACCAGCAATCCCAAAGCGGACGTGGACGCCGTGTGCACCACCATCCGCCAAAAGACCGGCAGTCGCAAAGGCGCGATCACCATGACCATCAGCGAGCCCACGTTCCTGGTGCTGCAGACGCACAACAAGCTCGTGGATCTCTTCAAGTTCACCACGCCGGGCGTGTTGAATGAGGAAAAGCTCGCGCTCTACTTCGGCCTGCGCCGCGTGGTGGTGGCTTACAACATCCAGGCGACGAACAATGAAGGCCAGACCTTCACCGCTGCTGATATCTGGGGCAACCAGGCGTTCTTCAGCGTGGACAGTGACGCGCAGGACCTCGAGGTGCCGTGCTGGGCCCGCTCGTTCTACTGGACCCAGTTCGATAGCCAGGTCACCTCGCTGGACAGCAACATGCCGATCTCCGGCACCACGGGCATCAGCCAGCCGGTCTTCACCTATCGGGATGAGAACGTGAAATCGGACATCCATCGCGGCGATCACTACGTCGTGGAAAAGGTCGTCGCTCCGGACTGCGGCTATGTTTTGAACAACTGCCTCGGCTAAACCGACTCAACCCAAAAATAAATCGACCATGAAATTCAACTCTTGGAAATCGAAGATCCGGGCGACGCTCTTTGTCGTCGCCCTCATCGCGGCCTTCGCGGCCCTCATGCATTCGGCGAAAGCGCAGGCGTATCCCAACTTTTTTAAAATGGATACGAACGCGTTTCCGCTGTCGCTCACCAACGGCGGCTCGGCCGTCATCAGCGGCGCGGTGATCCCCGTGCGGCCGCACAACGGCCTCTCGCTGTTCGCCCGGACCACTTGCACCAACTCAACCGCGACCTCCTGCGGCCTGTGGGGCGATGTGACGTTCGATAACACGAACTACACCACCACGCATCCGTTGCAGTGGAACTTCCCGGCAGCCGGTACCAACCTCGCCTGGACCAACATCCCGGCGGCCTGGCTCGATAATGTGCGGTCGGTCAAATGGACCCTGGCCACGAACAACACGGCCGGGACCACCACCTCTAACACCGTCGTCATTCAACCGTACTGGTCCTACAACGCGTTCTAAAACTGAATCATGAAAATCAAAATCGCAGAAAATAACGTTTGCTACGGCAGCAAAATCCACAACGCCAACGACGTGGTGGAACTCCCGGACAAAGACGCGCAATTCCTCATCAAGGGGAAACACGCGGTCGAGCACAAGGAAGAGCCTCCGAAAAAGGAAGACCCCAAGAAGTAATCCAATCGCCGCCGGGTCCCGATTCATCGGGATTCGAGACCCGGCGGCAACTTTAAATTTTCACATGACCGGCACAGTAAAATGGTTCAACACGAAGGATGGCTTCGAGTTCATCACGGGTGACGATGGCAAGGATGCTTTTGCTCACCATGAGAACATCCAGGGCAAAGGCTTCAAGGTTCTCAACGAAGGCCAGCGTGTCGAATATGATACTCGCGACCATCGCAAAGGGCTGCGCGCTGAAAACATCCATGTCCTGGAGGAAGCCCCCGCCCCATGAGTTTCACTGTCGCCCAACTTCTTTTGACCGAGAGCAAGCGCACGGAGCTGACGCGCGCCCTGGCGAACACCGGGCAGGCCCAGCCGCTCGAGGCGTGCATCGCCGAAGCGGTCGCCGATGTGGCGCGGCTCACCACCGGTTATATCATCGATCCCACCTCGCAGAATTCCTGGACGCGGATCCTGGCCTTGTTCAAAGCCTACAGCCTTGCCGGCAATGTGCCGCCGGATATCCAGACACAATACAACAACGCGATGAACGAGCTGAATTCCATCGCGCGCGGGGACCGCAAAAACCTGCCGCGTGTTCCGGATGCCAACAATGATTCCCCGTCCACCGGCGGCTGGGGCAGCGATTGCAAGATCAACACCAGCAATCTATGAGCGCCACCAACAACCGCAAAACCATCCCGGACATCCTCGCCGCGCTGAAGACGGCGATCGAGGGCGTGCAATACCAGGATGCGCCGGCGTTCGAGCGTGTGGAGTTGTTCGATAACAATTCCATCACCGATGCCATCAGCCGTTTGCTCGGCTATGACAAGACGCTTTGCTTCATCATCCCGCTGGATGAGCAGTTCACGAAGATCACCAGCGGCCGCAAGCTCCTCTTCGGCCGTTCGCTGCCCATCGCGTTATTGATCAGCGATCGCGCGATCGATTCCCGGCAGAAAGCGCTGTTCGGATCCGAAGACACGCCCGGCGCGCATCGGCTCATGGAAGCGGTGCTGCCGGCGATCATCGGCCAATTGATCGAGAACCCGAACGGGGTCGTCTGCAAGCCGACGAATTGCGGCGTCGTGGACGTGATCAACACTGACAAGAATTTGCCTGGGCGCGCCGTCATTGAGTTGGACGTGGAGTGCACGGGCGGAACCATCGAGACCACCCTCAGCCTAAGTCCAACTGTTTAACCAATAATCCAAAAATAAAACGATGAAAACTGATACATTGTTCGTGTTCAACTTCGCCCGCTTTTTCCAGGCGGGCACAACCTTCTCCATCCCGGCCGCCGGCATTGCCGACGCCAACAACCTGCCGGATGCCACTGATGATAACTGGATCAGCATCCCGAACATCGTGGCGCATGCACCCAGCTTCGCCAACGAGGTCAAATATGAGAAGAAAGGACCGGTGGTCACGCCGGCCGGGGTGAAGGTGCTCACCAAAGACATCATCCGCGCCGGCGAGATGTATTCGTTCAAGCTCACGCTAAACGAGATCTCGCCGCTCGTGGTGCAGGCGTTCTATCGCACGCAGAACCTGACCGATACCACCACGCAGGCGAACCTGCACGCCGGCAATCCGCCCAAGGGCTGGTTGAAGCTGCAGCAGATCGACCAGGCCGGGGCCGTGGTCCAGGAGAGCGACTTCTTTGTGGAGATCACCACCAGCGGCGGCATGGATGCCACCTACGATAAACCGATCGAGCCGGAGTTGACCTGCACCGTCCTTTACAGCCCGTTGGCCTCGATGGGCTTCTAACCAACCGCAACCTGAACCAAAAATATGCCCGACGAAAACAAGCTCCAATCGCAGATGACCACCCAGCGGCCGCAACCGTTCCCGCACAACCTGCCGCCCAAGAAAACCGCGCCCGCCAAACCGGCTGCCGCCGCTCCGCCTCCCGCGCCGGTGCCTGCAGCGCCGAAAACTCCGGCAACCAATCCGGCCAAAACGAACTGACCAACTGCTCGCGCCTGGCTGTCACCGGGCGCGGGCCAACCCTTCATAAAATGAGATTTATTATTTCCACCTTTTGTTTTCTCTGCGTTCTTTGCGGATCCGCCTTGGCGCAGTTCCCCACCAATCGCCCCACGACGTTCTATTACGGGAACCCGCACAATCCACTTTGGGTGCCGAATGCCGGCAATGCGGCCGCCCGCGATCTTTATTTCTGGTCCGCGCCGGACCAGGCGTGGATCGGGGTCACCAACGGCTTTGAGATCACCAACGGTCCTGGCCGGAGCGCGTTGCTGAATGGCTCGCTCGCGCCGATCTATACGAACGCCAGCCGCAACGTGCTCGCGCCGTGGTCCACGAACACGGTCCTGGGCACCAACCCGATCCCCGTCGTCATGTTCACCAACATTCCCGCCGGGCCGCCCACCGGTTATGTCATCGGTGGCGATTGGAGCGTGGTGCGGCCGTACTGGTCGCCGGTGGCGTTCCGCCGATCGCTCGGCACGAACACCAGCATTCCGGTGCCGTTCTGCATCGGCTTCACCAATGCGCTGCCACCCAATGGCCATGACACCTTCATCACGGCCACGTTCGGCTGGACCAATAACGGTTCCTGGCAATTGCCGGGTGCCATCGATGTGTGGGCCTATACCAACATCGGCAATGCCAACGGCGAGCTGCTCAAGCGTTTCGTGATCACCAACGATCTGAGCACCACCGCCGGCATCGGCACCTTCGTCTGGTACAACGTGGATAATTTCACGAACGCCGTTTTCCGCTGGCGGTATCGCACGGGCACTTCCAATAGCCCGTGGAGCGGCACCATCACCAATCGTATCCGTCCCTAAACCTCAACCCCTCAACCTCACATGCAAGATACCAAACTCACTACGCTGCTCGGCGGTCAAACCAGAATGGCCACCCTTGAAGATGGCAGCCAGGAAGAGATCGTCATCCGGCAATTGCCGTTGCGCGATTATCCCAAAGCCTTCGAGTTGCTCGGCGATGAGATCGGCCTCATGGCGTTCATCTGCGGCAAACCCCGCGCGCAGTTCGAAAAGATTGCCCCGGTCTGTTACGAAGACGTGCAGGCCATCGCGCGGGAGGTGAACGAGAAAGGTTTTTTCTCGTATGCCGCCCGGCGGCAAAACGAGGTGGCGGCGCAGGTAAAAAATCTGCCACCCGACCTGCTCAATCAGGCGTTAAGCCGATTCACCTCGCCGACGCCGTCGCCACTCTCGCAGCGGCCGCCGGCATGACAATCGAAACGGCACTCGCCTTCAGCCTGGAACGGCTCCAGATGGAGGCAAGTGCCCAAGGCCGGCTGCGCGCGCTCGAGACCTTGCGGCTCGGCCAATTGATCGTGGCCGGCATCAATGGCGCGCCGGGCAGTTACACGAAAGCACAACGCAATCTGATCGAAGAAACCAATCATGAGTAACGGACAACAGGGAGTCACCATTGTCATCAATGCGCAGACCGCGCAGGCGGCGAGTGATCTGCAAAAGTTCTTCACCGGTTTCATGGGTCAGATGAACGGCCTCTCCGCGCTCAGTGAAGGTTTGAACGGCCTGCTCGGCGGCTTGGGCGTGGGCCTGGGTGTTTCGGAACTCTCCAGCTTCGTGTCGAAAAGCACGGAAGCCACCAAACAACTAGCGCAGTTGAACGCCGCGCTCCAATCCAGCGGCAACGCCGGCGCCGCCAATGCCGAGGCATTGGCCCAGCAACGCACAGAACTCTCCGCGCTCACTGGCACCCGCGAGGAAGACCTGGTCGCGGTCCAGAAAACTCTCCTCGTCAACGGCGCATCGATGGACCAGTTGAAACAACTGGTCCCGCTCGCCCTGGATTATGCGGCGGCCACTGGGCAGGATGCCGCCACGGCTGCCATGGAACTCGGCCGGGCCGTGTCCGGCCAAAGCGTGCAGATGCGCGGTGTGCGTCTGCAGATCGACCAGACGCTGCCGAAATATCTGCAGTACGCGCAATTGGTGGAGCAGCTCTCCAAACGTGTCAATGGTTCAGCGGTGGCTGGCTTCCAATCCAACTCAGCCTCGATCACCTTTCAAAAGGAAAAGGAGGAGCTGGAAAAAAATCTGGGCACTGCGATCAAGACGGATGTTATCACGCCGTTTCTTCAGGCCATGTCGGCCGGGCTGCAAGCGGCGACGGAAAAAGTAAAAAACTTCAACGACAATTACCCGACCCTCGCCGCCGCCTTCAAAACCCTGGCCACACTCGCCGGCGAACTGGCTCCTGTCCTGATTCCTGTGGCGATTGGGTTGACCTCGATCATTGCCGTGAGCGGGACATTGAAACTTGCCTGGATGGCTCTTACGCCCGCTGTTGCGGGACTGAATGCCGCCTTTGCCGCTTTCACCGGCATCGAAGGCGCATCTCTCTTGTCCTTCCTGGGGATGGCTGTCACTTCCACTTCCGGATTTACGATTGCCATCGGCACTTTGATGGCATCCGTGGCGGCCTTTCTTCCGGTCATGGTTGCGCTGGCGGCTGGTTTTCTGACCATCCGGGCCGCCGTCCAATGGTGGGATGCCCGCAACCAGGAAAAAGAATCTGCCACCAATGCCACCTCCCAACTGAATGCGTTGAATGACGCCATCCAGAAACACATCAACACTTTGGTGGAAGCCAAAGCGATGACGGCGGCGGAAGGCGGCGCGTTGGCCGTCACCGCTGAAAATGCGCGTACCGCGTTCACGGAGGGCAAGATCAATGCGCAACAATACTCCAAGACGCTGGATGACATGGCCGCGAACCTGCGCACGGTGCAGCAGCAATTGACTCAGGCCCAGGCGGCGTCCCGGAATTTTCTGGCTGAGGCCCGCGCTCAGGCGCATAACACGGATGGCCCGCTGGCCTCCTTCCATGCCAGTGATGAGGCTGTAATCCTGGCGCGGGCGGCCGCCAAAGCGGAACAGGCGCTCGCCGCGCTCGATCTCCAGGAGGCGCGCAACGAAGCGGATTACAAAAATGGTGTCATTACCGTCGATCAATATTCAGCGGCCATGCAGCGGCTGAGCGAGGCGCGGGCCGATGTCAAATCCCAACAGGCTTTCACGCAGTTCGGGATGCTCGATGCCCAGAAAGCCGAACTGGAGAGTTATCTGCAGCAGCAGGAAAAAAGCGGCGCGGCGGCAGCGGACATCCTAAAGACGCAGGCCGCGCTCGATAAGGTCAATATAGACCTGGAAGCCGCTAAGACCAAATCCGTCCAGGATTATGTGGAAGCAAAAAAGAATGAATTGGATATCGATGAAAAGATCGAGGCGGCGCTAAAGGCGCAGGCTGAGGTGCAGATGGCTCAGTCAGATCTCGCGGTAAAAACGGCGCAGGACAAGATCAGCGACATCCAATCCAACCCCATCCTGAGCGCCTCCGAAAGGCAAAAGCAACTGGATGAAGCGACTGCCGAGGCCAATCAGGAGCTGCAGAAACAGATTGCCACTCTCCAGGAGTTGCGGGATGAGCTGGATTATTGGGGCATTGATTCTTCCAAGGTCTCGGAACAGATCATCGCGGACAATAATAAGGTCACAAAAAACACAAACGATCAGGAAAAAAACCGCACGCAGGCGCGTTTTGAGGAAGCGTCTGCCGCCGCCTCCATCGCCGGCAGCATGTCGCAGGTCGCGCAGATGTTCGGTAAAAAAGGTTTTCTTGCCTACAAAATGTTGCAGCTCGCCCAGGCCGCGATCTCAGGCGCGGCCGCCGTGTTGTTGCAACTTGGTTCCGGCGACGGTTACAGCGCTCCTTTTCGCGCGGCGGCCGCTGCGGCCGCTGCCGCCGTCCAGATTGCTGTCATCGCCAGCACGGGCTACAAGGTTGGTGGTTACACGGGCGATGGCTCGCCCAGTGAAGTCGCGGGTCTGGCGCACAAAGGTGAGTTTGTTTTCTCCGCGCCTTCGGTGGACCGCCTTGGTGTGCCCATGCTTGAGGCGTTGCATTCCGGAAATGTCTCGCCCCTCCTGCCGTCTGTCGGCGGTACCGGATCCGCGTCGCCATTGCAACCGGCTGCCACTCCCCAGCGTGTCATCATCGTGGATGAACGCAAACGGATGCAGGACCTGAAGAGCGATCCGCAATTCCATAGCGTGGTCGTGGATATCATGAAAGACAATGCCTGGAGGTTCCGCGCATGATTTCTGAAACGCTCGATGGCCTCGCTCAATATGCCCTGCCTTACACGCCGGATTGGGGCATGGAGATCAGTCTCACCGCGCGCGTGGAAGTGGACCAGGTGGAGAGTCTCACCAAGCGCGAGGCCCGACGTGCGATGGCCAGCACGTTGCGGTGCGATCTCAGTTTCAATCTTTTGCTCGGCCGGGAAAACACCGCCGCCTTCCGGAGCGCGCTGCGCGTGCTGCAGGATACACCCGTGCGCGTGCCGTTCTGGCCGGCACTGCTCAATTCCGGATTCGGCGCGCGCTGGTACCAGAGCTACACCGAAGCCGCCGGGCCCGGCGCAGTGACCAGTGTTTCCTACAGCACCACGCCGGGCACGTTGCCCACGTTGCTCGGCTATTACACGTCCGCCCCCACGTTCCAGACCATCACGCCGGATCTGGTCGCGAGCACGATCCATTTCCGGGAGAGCTCGCCGGCAACCGAAGCGCTCACGCTCACTTCGCAGTCCTGGACGGCTGGCCCGGCCATCAGCACGCGCACGATCTATCTTTTTCCCTTCACCCTGGACTGGTCGCAGAAAGTGGATGCCGGCATCGAGGAGGTAATGGTCAAACGCGATCAGCTCGGATTCACGCGCGACACCGCCTCGCAAGCCTATCCGCAGATCGGCCGCCGCAAACCCATCTTCCCGCTGTTGCTCGATAATGAGTCTGCGAAGTTGCTCCGGTTCTTCAGTGATCGCCGTGGACCGGTGGAAGCGTTTTGGTTGCCCGGCTGGTTCTCGGAATGCCAGCTCGCCAGCGATACCTCCAGCGGCAGCGCGAACATCACGCTGGTGGATGCCAGCCTCATCGCGGATCACAGCTACCTCGCGTTTTACCTGGGTGATGGCTCCATTATCACCCGCCACATCGCTTCGCGCTCCGGCAACACGCTCACGCTGGATTCCTCACCGGGCACCTTGCCGGCCGCCGGCACGCTGGTCTGCACGCTCATGCTCGCGCGGTTCGATTCCACCGATCTCACGCTCCGTTGGTCCGGCAGCCGTGTGGCCACCACGAAGATCCAATTTTGCGAAGTGCCCCAGGAATACATCACGCCTTCCGGAGAGACGTACAACACCACGATCGGCAACCTGCCGGATAAAGCGTATCTCTACGAGATCACCCACGGCTCGGAGATCTGGCGCTGGACCAATTACGAGACCGACCTGACCTACGGCGGAAACACTTTCAGCGCAAAAGATTTTGAACACACCGAGATCGTGGACGGCTTCGCCTGGGACAGCGACCAAAGTTCGTTGAAGATGCGCAACTACACCGGCAGCCCTTTCGAGCGCGCGTTCATGGCCACGCTCACCGAGCGCCTGGGTGTGACCATCTACGAGTGCAATCCCATCGGAACAATATCGACGCGCACGTTCCTCTTCCAGGGCTGGGCCCGGCAGCCGCAGGCGGATGGTCCTTTCGTTACGGTGAGTCTCGATCCGTTCGGCTCGCTGTTCACGCGCAAGGTCCCCAGCGTGCTCATCCAGCCCAATGACAATTATGCGCTCTTCGATGCCGGCAACCGTTTGAACAAATCGGATTGGACCTTCAGCGGCAGCATCACGGCCATCAGCGGCCGCACATTGACGATGGGCAGCATCACCTGGCCCGGCGGCACGCTGCCCACGATCGGCGACAATTATTTTGCGCTCGGGTATGCCGAGCGGCCCGCGCCGAACTTCGCGCGGATCCCCATCGTGGCCAGCACGGCCATCACCGGCGGCCATATCACGTTCGACCTGGCATGGGCCATCACGCTGACCCCGACCGAGACCGGATGGAAGATCTATCCCGGTTACGATCGCACGGCGGCCACGGCGGCCAGCAAATTCAGCAACCTGACCAACTTTGGCGGGTTCGACCTGGTGCCGGCCAGCAATCCAACGCTCACCGCGCTACAAACCACCGGCAGCGGTACCGGCAAAAAATGAAAAAGAAAATAGCCAACTGGGAATACGAGCGTCGTGGATCATTGATCCTGTTGCGCGATACCACTGATGGATGGGAAGAAATGTATGATCGAAAAACCATTGCTCAATGGCTGAAGAACGCCTGGCGTACTCGCATCAAAGGATTGGGAGCGCGGCTGGAGGTTGTGCGATGAAACCGTTTTACCAATCTCCGGAACGCATCGCCGCCCTCGAGGCAGCGGCCGTCGCCTGGAAGGGCACGCCGTTTCGCTTGAACTCCTGCATCCGTGGTACCGGCGCGAGCTGCCACTTTGCGATTGTCGGTGTCTTGATCGATTCCGGATTTCCGTTGGACCTCACCATCGTGCCCAAAGGTGCGGCCGGGTGGTCGCGTAACAACTCGCGCAGCATCCAGGCGGATTGGCTGGATGCCCAAAAGAATTTTGCCCCGCTCGAGCTGCGCGATCGCAGCGAGCTGCGCCCCGGCGATGTGGTGGGCTTCCATGTGGGCCAATGCATCCACCATGTGGGCATCATTCTGCCGGCAGAGAAATTTTTGCAATGCCGCGCCGGCGTCGGCACGGAAATTTTATCCACCCAGGAACGCGAGTTTGGCAAGCGCCTTTCCCGCGCCTGGCGTCCGATCGAGGTGATTTTATGATGGGAGGAAAAGCACAACCAACGCAGTACGACAACACCACGTTGCCGGACCAGGCCATTTCCACCGCGCAGCAAACGATCCCCGCCGTGCTGTTCTGGGGCAAACGCCAGGTCGCCGTGCAATGGATCACCGGCGTGCTCGATCAAAAAGCCGCCGAAGCCGACACCGGTACCGGAAAGAAATAAAATTATGGATATACCCAGAACTACATACTTTTGGTTGGTGTTTTTCCCACACCTTCCGCACGCCGCCGGCACAGCGCTGGTGAAGCAACTTTTAATTCTGCACGAACAGGGAAAGTTCGCGTCAATCGTCAATCATCAATCGTAAATCTTTATGGGCGGATCAGCAGGCAAAGCAGGCAGCGCGGCGAAACAATACAACTACTACGGGTCGTTGGCTTGTGTGGTGCGCTCCGGGCCCATTGATACGCTCTACGCGGTCGTCGCCGATAACAAAGATATCTGGGATGGTCCCATCGCCAGCACCGTGGGCAATCCTTACGCCGTCACCCTGGATGCCAAGTGGCTCTATCCCGGCGGCTACATGAATTTTTATTGGGGTGGCCAGACCTCGGCCGATGGCATCCTCTCCGGGCATCCGCCGTATCGCGATTTTTCTTATATCGCGTTCCAATGGGTGCTGTTCGGCCAGGGCACTACCAACGCTCCGAACATCCAGATCGTGGCCGAAGCCAAACCGCGTCCACCCAGCTCCATCATCTCGAGCACGGCGCTGGATAACGGCCGCGCCAATCCCTTCGCCATTCTTGCGGAGCTGCTCACGAGCATTCCGGGAATGAAACTGCCGGCGACCAAGCTCGATGCCACGAGCTGGCAGGCCACGCATGATTATTTTGCGAGCACAAGTACCATCAAAGACACCTGCTATTGTGCGCCGCTCCTGGATCAGCAGGTGCAGCTCAAAGATTTCACCACGCAACTGCTCCAGTATTGCGATGGCTGGTTGCGGCTCAATTCCGCCGGCAAGATCGAGGCCGGGTATTACAACATCGATCCCGGATCACTGTCGAACTACACCACGATCACCGCCAACGATCTTACCGATCCCATCTCCCTGCAGGCGCAGACCTGGGATGATGTGCCCACCGGTGTCAGCTTCACCTTTACCGATGGTGACCACAATTGGGTGCAGTCCGGTGACAATGTGGATTCCATCATGGCGTTGAACAACGCGGCCGAGGCCAATCGTGCCACGATCGATCTCACGCATATCACCAACCGCACGCAGGCGACCAAGATCGCGACGGAATGGGTGAAGCGCAATTGCATCCCGCGTATGAAGGGCACGATCAAACTCCGCCGCGAACGCGCCATGAAGCCGGATGGTGTCACACCCTTGCGGCCCGGCGATCGTTTCCTCCTGGATGTGGCGCTCGAGCCCGGCGGCAGCGCCAGCCTGCAGCTCTGCCGCGTGAACAAACGCCGGTTCGGTGCCACGGGTCCTATGAGCATCGAGTTCGAGAGCGAGCCGAACCAGCCGGCCGTGCCTTACGTCGTCAACTACACACCGCCGGACGTGGAGTCCATCTCTGTGACCAATATCTCGAGCGCGCGCATCATCGAGACGCCCACGGGGTTTGCTACCACCAACCTCCCCACTATCATGGCGCTCATTCAGCGGCCGGATGATCTCGTGTCCGGAGCGCACGTTCTCTTCGCCAGCGATTCCGGCGATGGCTTGTTGAGCGAGCTGGGCATCCAGGGCGGTTTTGCGGTACCGGCGCAGATCGTCAATAACTACGACCAGACCAAAGGCGATTCCGATGCGATGCGCGTGACGCTCCTCGATACCCGCGACCAGGCGCTCGCGCTGCAGGAGCCCGGCCAGGCGGCCGCGCAAAATGATGAGCTGCTCCTGATCGTGGTTAAACCCGTGATCCAATCCGGCGAGAGCATCGTGAATTGGGATGATAACTATTTCCCGCTCTACGAAGTCTTCAGCATCGTCACCTACGCGGCCGTGTCGGGGAACACTTACGATTTCACCCTCTATCGCTCGCGCGCCGGCACGCGCCCGATCCTATGCGAAACCACCGACGAAGTGTGGATCATCCCCAAAGCCTCGCTTCGCAGATTCAGCCATCCCAATTTTCCCGGCTTCCGGTTATCGAACACCACGCTGGATATCCAACTCCGCGCCTTCAGTCGCTACGCTGAGTTTGAGGGCACGTTGAACCATTTTTATTGCCGTCTCTCGAGCGCCTACGATCCGCCCAGCATCACATACACGACGCCCACGGATAATCCGCACGATATCACCGGCGGTACCGGCACCACCTTTTCGCCGGATGCCAGCATCAATG